ATCCATCATCTTTAGGATACTCTTTCACCCAATCTTCATCGTATGATGAGCCTGTGTCCATTGATGGGAACTCACGATCTTCACTTGCTTCTTTGATCACAGACTTAATGACAGAACGGAGTTCTTGCTGTGATATCTTCTTCATGTACTTAAGTATTAGATACGTTTGAAAACAAAAGAACCACAACCCCATATTTTTGAGACGCTGGCTTCAAGTGCTATTTGTTTTTCACTCTTGGAGTCATGAGCACGGTATTTGAATCTATCGTAACGCAGCACGTTGTCAGTATACCAATAATCAATATCTTGGTAATGTAAACTATTTACAGTCATCACAGCCTTGCAAAACGACGAAGGGCTCCGTTTCCGGAGCCCCTCAAATCTTTCTAACTAGTTGAAACTAATCAGATTATGTTCATGTCGAGGACGGTGACGGTTCCGTAAAAATCAGATCGAACCATCTTTTTACCATATCTCGTCATTACACCCTTACGTGGCGTGAAATCTTCAGGTGCAAAGATCGTTGGTGTCACAATGAGTGGCACATACGGTGAGTACACATACCCGGTCTCAAGGTAGCTACCACCCTTGTAACCAATTAATACTCGGTTACGAGAGAAGTATGGATCCTTGTAAACCGTGAAACGGTTAGAAACTGTACCGATTGCTTCCGCACCAATTGTGAACGGAGAACCAACCTGACCCTCGCCGTCAATTGAGTACTTCGGCTTGTATAGCACGGAGCTCTCAAGAATCGTGCAGACGTCTGGTCCGGTAACAATGAAGTTAGCCGAGCCGCGGAGCGTCTTACGGTGAATCTGGTTTGCACAGTCGATCATCGTTTCAACCAAGGTCTCGTACCATTCACGAACAGTTCCCGTGAATTGCGGTCCGATGCTAAGGCTTGAAGCAAGTTGCTGAGGAACACCCGTCAACTTGTTCACGAACTTACCTGGAGAACGGCTCCAGTAAAGGTTCGAGCCGTTTGCCTCGGTAACGAGGTCATTCAAGATCTCACGGTCAATTTCAAGAGCAATCTGTTCAGACAGAATACTCGTGAGTTCAACCTCGGCGTCCATTGAGTGGTACGCATTAAGATCCTGTGCCAACTCAGGTGACCAACGAGCACGGAGCTTGCGGGTTGTTGCTACGATAGCAAGAGACTCAATCTTGATGTCAATCTCTGGAATAGCTGGAGAAGCTGAAGAACCAAAGTCAGATTCGAATGAAGGAATCGTTAATACTGATCCAATTCCACCTGCTGTACCGTCAGTTGACTGTAGAACATCACCAATGGCCATGCTAAGCTTCTGCGTTGCAGAGTTCATCGATGATGCTACTCCACCATTTGTAAGCCTGATAACCAATTGAATGTGTGAACCATTGAGAGGTGAAGGAGTAAACACTGAACCGTTCCAATCTCCACGCTTGTTCAAACGACGAAGATTAAACAATCCCTTTCCTGATTGATATGCTTCACCCCATGAAGTTGCTCCACCATTTGACTGAAATCCAAAGAGAGCAATCTGCTCAACAGAGAGGAAGTCACCCTTTGGAATAACTGACACGATGCCAGAAACTGCAAAGTGAACGAACGTTACGTCAAGTAAGTTCAATCCAAGATCAACTTCAACCTGTGGATCGAATTGCAACATTCTTGCATTCGTACCTGAGAAATCAGTTGCTACTGTTAATGCAGAACCAGTTACGAATGCTTCGGCAGTACCCGTCCATGCACCAATGTCAGCGTTTGATCCTGAGAGACCGAGCGTTCCAGAATGGACCTTGGTATAACCAACGTTAACTAGATCGTACATACCACCAGATGCGAGAGATCCTGATTGGATACCACGACCCGTTGGGTTGTTATAGATTGACTGACCACGCTGATACGTTTCAAACGTTGAAGTGTTGCTTAAGCCTGCGCCTGCTTCACCACCCACGTTGGATCCATACGTGTAATCAAGATAAAAGATTAGGCCTGAAGGTAAGGACATTGGTTGAATCGAGACAAGCTCGTTCGCAACAAGTCCACCGAATACCCTACGAACAATCGGGAATGCAATGTTCGAGAAACCTTGAACCTGGCCAGATGATCCCATTGCACCACCACCGGTTGATAGAGAGTTTGATTCTCTAAGGACCTGAGCTGCCTGGTTTTCCAAGAGCTGGGCCATCATTTCACGCTTGTTACCATCAAGTTGACGGAGCAAACCAGTGCGGCTCCACTTTTCGATTAGTCTTGCGCGTTCAGCTCCGACATGTCTTTCTTTGATGCCTGCTGAGAGTTGATCTATTGTAAAAAATTTCATATTTATTTCCTTTGGTCTTTTTGAATCAGAACCTAATCACTGCTTATTGATACCTGCGAGTCTTGCCCAGCGATCCGCTTCGTAACCCTCATTGATTGCTTGCGTAGAGGCTGGACGAGTTGTCCTTGATGAAGATCCAAGAACCTTGCGATCCCTGTTCTCATTTACAGACTTTGACGTGCCGCCGAGAGCCTTATTAAGACTTTCGTAGACTAGCTTTGCTTCCCTTACAGTTGTTGCTGAATCAAGTTGCTCGATCACTTGTGCCTTAGCACGAGAGGTGAGTGACTCATTCTGCAAAAGCTTGTTGGTAAACATTAGCTTCGCGTTGATCAGATTCGTTTCTGCCAACTTATTGCGGAGTGCATTTTCGGTCGCCGCTGACCTTGAAGATCCACCATTCTGGTTAGATCGATTTGACTTCTTGGCTGATTCAGCCACTAGTCTATTAAGTTTGTTTGCACGAGCAAGCGATTCATTGAAACGCTTTGAAACCTGTGCATATTCTTTCTTAAGAGCTTCAACTTTTAGTTTGCTCTTTGATTTTGATGCCTCTAATTTGATTGACTTGGCACGTGACTTGGCACGTTCCTGAAGTTTCTTCTCAAAAGACAATCTGCGTGATACTGATTCAGCATAAGGCATGTTCTGCTTTGGGGTCTCATGACCATTAGAAACATCGGTTCCGAAGTCTTGACCCGAGCGTCGATTACCAACTTCGTCCATATCAGCTTCGTCCATCTCTTCAGCATCAGACTCATCCATCTGATCAGCTTCATCCATATCTTCATCGTCAGCCTCACCTAGTGGGCGAGCCGCTTTAGCTGGTGACAAATCTGGCATATCTACATCGAATGGGCTACCTTCATCGCTACCACCACCAAAGTCATCTAGTTCTTTACCACTAGGTGCATGACCTGCAGTAGAAGGTACAGCTTCTTCACGAAGCTTCTTAATCCGGAAAATCTCCCGGCGTAGCATGTTTTCATCGATTTCGACGATTGTGTCGTCGCTTAGCCTGAGATTCTCACCCATATCTTCTTCTCCTTGTTCTGAACCACCCATATCTAAATCGCCTAAGTCCATATCACTACCAAACTCATCGTCAGTATCTTCATCTGATTCTTCAGAATCAACATCATCTGAGCTGTCAACGTCAAGATCATCTTCTTCACCGGTGATGAGATCAACACCAACTGAATCTAGATCAACGTCGTCAGGAAGTCCTGTCAACTTTAGAGTAACATCTGCTTCGTTCATTGTTTTTTTATTGTGCTTTTTGGACATTGTTAACCCCTGGAGTTTATTAAGTTCCTTGAAGTAGGATTCTAGTTTGGTTTCGTATAAGTTTTTCTTAGCAGAATCAACAATTGACCCTTGCAAGTAGTCATACATATCTTCAACACGTGAAATCATCTGAGCGATTTTCACTTGATAACCATTTGATTCTTGAATCAAGGCACCAGCGCCTTTGAATTTATTGATCATTTCACCTAAACGATAAACTCTTAATTCAAATTCTTTTGCTGCACCATTTTTTGTTGCATTCAAAACAGGTGATAATGCTGCGAGAGATTCAAGATTAATCTCATATTCGTCATTATTAAAAGCACCCATCATAGGAGCATCAATTGAAACGCCTGCAGGATCAGCACACATTGCATCAATATCAAGTGTTACCTTACCTTCAGCATCAGGAGGTGCAATCGCAGAATCACCAATTTCTTCAGATCGTGTAGCCGGTGAAACAAGATCAGTTATCAAGTCATCATTATCGGGCGCGACTGAACCAGGTTTTGCAAATTCGTCATCATCTACGTTGTGTTCACGAAGTAATTCATTTTCAATTAAGTCACGAATTCTTGGTACAACCACATCTAAAACTGCACGTTGTGCATTTGCTTCTGCCACTTCCTTAATCTTTTTGACGTCGGCTAGTGCTTCTTCGTAAAGTTGCTTACTCATGCTAATTCCTAACAATCTTCAGGTTTAATTATCACCATGATCACACATTACCGCCAGAATCGCCACTTGGAGCTTTTACACCTAAAATATTCGCAGCAATAATCTTTGCAACTGTTGCGATTGGTGATTTAGTTCCTGTATTCGGAGCGCCTGGAACATAGTTTGGTTTCAAATCAGCTATTTGAATTTGTGGATCTTTATCTTTATCGGTTCCTTCAGTTTTTCCTGGACCTGGTGAAGAAATGTCAGGTGCATATGGATTTGCAGCATCTCCAGCAGAATCCCACTTGACAGTTGAAATATCAGGAGCTCCTTGAAACTGCATGTCAACGCCAGTGGGAAAAAATCCCATATCACCAATTTGATGAGCTGGTTGCATTGCAGCTTTTGAAATTGCAATAATATCTTTTCTCATTCCATCTTCATCAGCGGGATCATGTAAGACTTGAGGAGGTGCAGTATCTAAACCTTCACCTGACTTTACATGCGATCCAAATAACTTCTTCAAAAAGTTTGCTTTTGGAAGCTGATCAGCTTTGCTCAATCCTGAGTAAGATGTATATTTTCCTTCGCCTGGCATTTTCGTTACCTTTCACCAATCACAAAATCAAACAACGTTAACAATTTTCTTAAGATAACGCTGCTTTGTTTCTCTGATCGTCTTAAGACGCTTAATCAAACGACCTTCTTCAACTTTAAGTGCCTTGACATAATCGATGTGCTTCTCTAATGCATCAGCATACTCATCAGCATTTGTTTCTTCAGTATCATCTGCTCGATCTTCAACATCTTCCATGTCGCCGAACTTAGCAACTTCTTCATCAATAATACGTTTGAGTAATTTTGGGGTGAGCTTAACTTGTGACATTTTTGCACCTTTCGTGTTTATGTGCTAAACCTAAATATGTTGCGGCGACAAACTTACGCTGATTTCTTCACTGGAGAATCGGCAAAAGCTAAACTTGCCCATCGACCGGCACTTTCTTCACCAAATACTTGTTCTGGGTTTCCACTAAATTGTTCTTGTTGCGTCATGGCATGAACAGGAGCTCCGCCATCACCACTAACCATCATAGTAGTTGCCGCTGTATCAGCAAAAATTGATTCCATTAACTTATTTCCACCAGCTTCACGCCTAATGGCTTCTTTTAATTGGTTTGGTGGTTGTTTTACTGGTGTGTCTAACGCGGGATCAAATCCTTGACGTGATCCCATTCTTGTTCTTTGTTCTGAAAATCCAGATATTTTTTGTGTTTGTGGTGCCAAAAATTTATTTGCACCAATTCCTTCTGATAGGATTTCAATCAAACACTGTTTAACAATTGTTTTTAATTCATCACGAGAAGTTTTCATATCACACCTATTGTTATACCTGTTTTATCTGCACTAAATTTTTGAGGGTCAAATCTCGGGCCAAGTGACCAATTCTATCTATCATTAACATTACCCGATGCCAAGCCATCCTGCATCACCATTTGGTAATGTTCCAGACAATACAGGCATGTCTCTTGAATTTATATTTGTTAATCCGGCACATATCGAAAATGGAGCATTGGTTGAATCGCCAGCAACGTAAACTTCTTTAACACGAAGTTCTAACGTAATTTGTTGACCACCATCAAGAAGATAATAAAAACCATTTGACATTCCATTTCGAGTGAAACCGATCCTTAATTTTTTTGTAACAGCATCTCCATTTGCAAAAGTAACAAAACGAGTAACTTTTGGAAAACCTAAACGCATTGGATTAACACCTGAAATGTTTGGAGCAACGCTAGCCGTAACCCATGGCAGCGCCGAAGATTGAAATTCTGCAGCATAACCTATGCCACCTTTTGGATTGTCAAGCGTCATCTTTATATTTCCTTTGTATTAATTACCACAACTCAATCACGATAAGACAAGACGTCATTTAGGATCCTGTCAATTCGATCTGTTTTATTAAAAAATCCTCGTAGTTCCTCTGGATTTATAGCTTTTCCTTCTGGTATCATGAAGGCTCCACTTGTAGACGGTTCACTTACAAAGTCCCAACAGATTAACTGAAAATCATCTTGTACAACATGATAATCACCTTGTTTACGTGTTGAACCAACACCTCTTGAAGAGATACCAAGTTTAACGCCAGACTCAACTAAACCTTTAAGAATTGCTCCAGAGGGTGTCTTGTCTAAAACTTCAACTGTACCATACACTACGCCATTTTCAAGATATGCTTCACGTACAACATGAGAAACGTTCTTTAGATTAACAACTGAACTTTCTGGATGATCAAGTTCTCCCATTGCTCTATTTTCAATGATAAACTTTTGATAATTTCTCACTTCACGCTCAAGGACTGTCATGGGATAAATTCTACCATTTTGGTTAAGAGCATCAGCTTTTTGTAAAATTCCCTTCATTAGAATTTTACCTTCGTTTTTTTCTATCGATTCCTTGATCGTATCTGAAGTGTATTCAAATACCTCGTACGAGTTCAATAACTTAAGATCGTTCATTTATCCCTCTTCCTGTCCAAGCTCAGAAGCTAACTTTGTATACAACATGAATCTTGTCACTGTATCATCATCAACATTTTCAAATTTTTCATTCAAAAGTTTATTACGAGCTTCAACAAGTTTTTTGTTAATGTATTCATTTTCTTTATTCGATTGACCAAATTCATCAATTGATATTAAAAGTTTCTGTTTTACTTCAAACAATTTTAACTTTATAGAACTTTCGTCATTGTTTGCAGCTGAAAATGCATATGCTCTAATCAACGACTTTTGCTCATCATTAAGTACACCAGAGTACTTCTCATTGAGTTTTTTCATCATGACTTTCATCAATAAACGACTTGTTCCTGGTGACTCTTCAGTTAAAATCGGAGAACCAGGTATTTCTTTTTCAGTCATTAACCACGTCATGACACTATCTTCATACTGAGCAACTCGAGCAATATCACGATCATTTGATCTCCAATCGTTAATCAATGATTGAATTGTTGCTAGTGTGCGATATCGATTCACTTGTTGATCATAAAAATTCTCATCATTGATAAGATGGTTAACATCTTTAATCAAAAATGATTTTTGTCTATCAAGTTTTTCAACATCATGTGATCTAGCAGCAGCTCTGGCTTCGCTTAAAATGTTTGCAGCAACTGATTCTGAACTAACGGTCGTCTTAATCAATGAATTGATCAATCGAAACTCTTTATAAAGTTCAGTTCCTTGTTTAAAATGTTTTCTTAGAATTTTTAAAGCTTGTGCTGATTTTTTCTTGTCACCATCAACCAGTGAACGAGAAATTACACTAACAAGAAATTCGTATAACAATCCAACATTTCTTTTTTTATTATGTGACTTTGACATGTAATTTCTATCCTAACGAACCATTATTTGGTATCGTCTCTTTCAATCTTCCTCAACACTATTATCGCTTCCCTCAATGATAAGTACTTCATCTTCATCAGGAAGATCTTCATTGTTAACGTTTAATTCAATAGAGTCATCACTTTCTGTTAAAACACCAGATGAAAAACCTTGAGAGGTTGTTTTCATATCATTCTTAAATGATGCCTGCATGTGTTTAAGCGAAGACCAAACATCAGGTGATAATCCTGAAAATGGAGACTTAACACGAGACGTAGATTCACCAAATGGATTTGAAACAACTGACTTAATAAAATCAGAATCAGTTGGATCTTTCATTGAACGACTATCAACACCAGTCATCTTAACAAAATCAGGCATATGTGTTTTTGAAGCTCCGTGTGTTCTATGACGAGAGTTATTATATAAAGCTCGTTTTAATTGAGGTTGAACTTTCACGGGTTTTTCAGAATCATTCATTGACGACATTTTAAGACTAAATTCTTCATCATCTTCATTATCATCAATAGATGTCAATAATTCTTTATTGTATTTTTCTTCTTCAGGTTCTTCACCTGCATTTTCTTCAGGAGGTATTTCACCACCTGGTTCCTCATTTCCAGCGGCTTCCTCTTCCCCTCCGCCGCCTCCAAATAAATCATCTCCACCTCCACCAATATCATCTCCACCTTCGTCGCCGGTTGTACCAGCAGCCGCTGCTTCAATCTTAGCGTTCTGAACCTTTTCCTTCATTCTTTGTGCGTTGATCTTTTCAATCTCTTCTATGCTAAGACCCCAGATCTCTTGTTGAACAAATTCAGCACTTCCCATTCCTTCTGGCAAAGAGCCTCCAATTTCAAACTTTGCACGCCATAATTCAAGTTTTTGTTGTTGTGCAACAGTAGAAGGATTAGAAAGTCTTAATGTAAAATTTTGAAGATCTTCATTGTCAAATCCGTGAGCATACAAATGAATAATTGCAAGCTTGTTTAATTCAGCAATAATTGTTTTTTGAATGACAGCAATTGTTCGTGAAAATCGAATATCTTCCTGCGCAAGAGTCGCCTTTGAAGATAACATTTCATCGTATCCAAGATATGCTCTTGGAATCTTTAATGCAGCAAACAACTTCTTTTGAATATACGCAACGTCCTCGACGGCTGCTGTGTTATTTCCACCTGCGAGAGTTTCAATACGCGTGCCGGAATCATTTCCTCTGACAGGAATAAAGTAGTCTTCGTCAACGCTAAGTGGGTTATAACGCAAGTCAACTCTTCCAGTGGTACTATCTACAACCTGGTTTGTTCTGAGATTTTTTCTTTGTTCTTCTATGTACATAGGTACATTTTCTGGTGGTACGTTTGCAACATCAACATAAAAAACTCTACGTTCAGGTGCTCTTACAACACGATAAACTAACATCGCGTCTTCGATCAAAATCAATTGTCTCCAGATTCGTCTAGCAGGTTCAATGATGGAAGAACCATATGGCAAGAACATGTCATTGCCAAGAAGTCTAAAATGTGTTACTTCCCAATTTTCAAGTGTACGATTTCCTAGTGTTACCCACCGATAACGAACAGCAAAAGGATCATCACGATCATAATTTTCTTCACGCTCTATTTCATTAACAGGTATTGGAAATGAATTCACAACACCATATGTTGGTGAAACGTCATTATAAAGAAAGAAATCACCGTACTTACACAGATTTCTTGCCCAGGATCTAAGATTAAATTCTACGTTCAATACGTTATAAAAAAGATCTTCTAAGTTTTCTTTGATCTTTTCATTTTCAGAATAAACATGAAGAATTCGCCCTTTTTCATCTTGCGCACATGTTTCATCTGCATATATGTCTAACGCTGCCGCAAGCTCAGGTGTGTTGTGTGAGATAACACTGTCAGTTGCAAAGTTCTTATAACCATCAACGGTGAGATCGTAGAGGGGCAACACTCCAACGTACTCGACTGAAACGACCTTGCAATTAGCGTAAGATGTCTGGAACTCTGTATAGCGCTCATGGCCTTGCTGCGCGAGCCGAGAGATGATTGTATTCTTGTTGACGCCCAGCGTATCTGCGAGTCGAGGTAGCGTAAGACCAGGGGTGTAAGCATCGCAAATCTGTTTGAACGTTAGGTCGTTGCCATTGCTTCCCTTAGGGCACCCGCCTGAACGAAATGTCGCCGGCTCCCAACCTAATTCAGTTCGTAACTGAATCCAACTTTTCACTAATTTTCTATCTAGGAATTTGTTGAAAACATTTACAGTACAACCCAATTTAATGCACAATGATTGCTTTGTATCTGGCTCTTCGATCAAGGCTAAGATTTTTTCTATTGATAAATCACTAGTACGAAGAGATCTCTTATTTTCTAATAGTTCAGCACCTTGACGATACGCTTGTACAAAGCTATCATAGTTTGCAAATCCATGATCTGCGAGCCTAGAATAGATAACGTTACGATCAACATCAAGTGTTCGACATATTGAAATCAAATCAAAATCAAAACACTCACTAATCTCTAAAATACGACCAAATGTCACGTCGCGTCGAGCGGTCGGGGCATTATCTCGCATCCACGTTGCATGGTTCTTCTTGAACTGCTCGATCCATTCATGATTCTCAGGTGCCCACTTCATGCCATTATTGATCGCGGCATGGTACGAATTGTGGTCAGAATTCGTCATGATCCGCAGATTTTCTGGCCTGTTATCTATTTTATCGAAATTGATGTGATGGACACACTCGTCTTCAGCAAGCTTGCGTCCCGCAATCCATTCAGCGATCAATTGGTGTTCCTTGGTCCAACCTTTGAACCTATCATCCATCGTGTAGACCCACGAGTAACCCTTTGTGCCTTCTTCAGCATTCGCAAACAGGTCTTTGCGGTAAAAAGGCATCATTGCATCTCCAGGCTTCAGATCACCAATTTCTCGATAAGTTCCATCTCGCAACATTAATCGATGATTTGACGTACCTATTAATTCTTTACCATTATCAAACGTTACTTTCCACGCATGATCAGTTCTAGTTAAACGAGCTTGTTTTCCAATCGTAGGAACGATTTGTTTCTTTTCATGATCAAAAGAGTACACTATGAAGGTGTAATTTTGATCTTCTAGGCACCTACTAGCAAGCTCTCCAATCTCTACAAATCCATCAACAGTTGGTATAAGTGTTTGAAATGATACACAATATTCCATTTCTTGAAAATCTTGATACCTCATCATTCGCTCTGAGAGATTGTATGCATTTGATGTTATCGTCGCATACGTCGGCGACAAGGATTTTTGAAATAGAAGTGTTCCTGACGACTTTGCTTTATCAGCAATCGCAAGTGTAGTATCTAACCCTCGTATTTTTCTTTTAACAACGGGACCAGAGCGAAATAATGCGCTTAAACGTCTAAAAAGGCTTTTTGGTTCTTGTTTTGCCATTTTGTGCCCCTCTATTCAAGTTGAGGCTATCACGATAATATGTTATCTGTGCAGTTCGTATAGCACAAATAAGATAAAATGTTCATCACTGGTGCTTGATAGCCTTAAGTGATACCTTTTTTGGTTCTGCTTTTTGCTTAGCAACGTATGAACCCGGAGAGCTCACCATATCTTCTAATGTTTTTTCAAGTTGATTTATATGAGGTGTTACAGCATTAATTGCTGAATGAGGTGCTGTTTCTTTAAACGCTTCTACTGCAGCGAGTAATTTGCTAGCACCATTAACGACATCTCTAATACCAGCATGATCAACTGCTTCGCTAAGATCATAAATCTCTTCTTTGATTATTTTACGTAAATCATTAATATTGATCGTCATGAATATCCTCTATACATGTTAAGTATACAATCATTTGTATAACCACGTAAAGTCACTAAGATCTGCATTTCTTACTTGTGATGCATGACGTGGTCTATGAGCGGTATGTGGGTTGAATCCTTTAATTTGTGGATTAACAAGTGGTTTAATTACGTTAATGTCATTTGGCATCTGTGAAGAATCACGACGAGAAACTGTAGTAGCTTTTAAAATTGCATATGACATTGCAACAGCTTGATCATTCAATCCAGCATTGCCTTCTACAAGCCAACATCCAATTGCTAAGCTCATAATCAAGTCATCATAACTATCTTTTGATGCTTGTGGTTTATTTCCTTGCCATATGAATGCTTGTAATTGATCATACAATCTTTGAGAATAACTTTTAAGTTGTTTATTTCTTATGAGTTCTTCTAATTTTGTTAATATTTGAACTCGCGTTTTTTGATTTGTTGGAAATCCAGGATTTTCTGTTTGATCAATTGGAATGTATGCGAATGGATCACCTTTATGACCATGATAATACAATTGTTTATATCCAATGGTGTCACGTAATTTTGTACAAACAAAATATCCAAATGTGTTATTTTCCGGAATGATTAGTGAATTGTTATACTTTTTCCCCCAGTCGGCCAACATATCGGCCAATTTTTCTGGTGGAACTTTACCCATATATTCCGCGGCGACTTCACTATCTTTCGTGTCAATGATATGAAATGTAGAAAAATCTCTTGCATCGCCACGGGCAACGTCAGCTGAAATAACATATGAACGTCCAGGAATTGGATGTGACCAAATCCAAACATTGTTATCGTGACCTGATTTCTCAATTGGACTAACAATCTGAACTCTTAGATTTTCAAGATCTTCTGGTTGTAGGAAGGTATCACCAGACGTTAAAAAGTCACACAAATATTCTTGTGCAATTTCACGTTTTGAAAAGCCTTTTGTTTCATTCACAAACCATGCCTGATCATGTTCAGGATGAACTGTCCAAGGTAATCTTATTGCATTAAATTCATTAACACCAGCTTCAGCCTCTGTCCATAAGCGATAATATTGTCCACCAATTCCTTTTGGAGATGACAATATTATCGCACGACCACCTGTACTTACGGTGGGATATAAACCAGTCCAAATTTCATCAAAATCTCTAATATGTGCAGCTTCGTCAATAATCAACAAAGATAATGCTTCTGAACGACCAGCATCATCAGAAGTTGGAACTGCTTTAATTTGTGAACCGTTACTGAATCCAATCTGTTGTTTAGATGGCTCAAATCTTGGTAATAACAACCATTTTGGTAAGCTTTGCAAAATCACAGCCACTTTTTTAATAAAATTTTGTGCTGTTGCTAATTTAGTAGCGATAACAAGAATATTTTTGTCCTTTTGAAAGATTGCTACCCATGTTGCATATGCAGCACTAATTGTTGATATCCCAAGTTGTCTAGATTTTAAAATGATATTAAATCGATGATCAACAAATGATTGTACGCAATCATCTTGAAAATCATACGTTTCAAATAAAATTGTTCCACGCGTGGGGTGTTGAATCTTTGCGTAATTTTTTATGAAATAAGCAGGATCTTTACCGCATTTAATGATCTCTTTTACTTGTTCTTCTCGAGAAAATGTATTACTCGAAGCCATGAATTATCCTAATTCAAATATGGCTTTACGACGATAATAAGCTGTTCTTTTAGCGTTATGAATGTTTAGATTAATGATTTCTAATGAATCAACATGACCTTCTTTTGAAGATTTTGCACTTAACGTTGAACCTGTTAACTCTTTATATGTTGATTTTACACGCTTGATTACTTCATTAACAATTGACTCTGACTCAGAGGCATATGCACGTTTCATCTCAATCATTTGACGTTCTGTTCCAAAATTAACAACTGCTGCGTAAGATACCAGCAATCTATCAGGACCCATTAACGATATCTTTACAGAATATGACGCTGTTTTTGGCGTGCTTGATCGGCCCCATGTTGTGTCAATAGCCTGGCCCAAAGCTGCATAATTAATTTTTGTCATTTAGTCTCGCTTTTTCTAAATAGGATCTATTGTCATCGATAATATTAAGCTTAATCAAATCTTTTCTCATCCACAATTGAGAGTTTGGGTAATTTGCATGAAACCATTCCCATTTTGCATACCCTCCGTCGTTATTTTGTCGACGTGACCACGTACCCTTTATCTCAATAAATGTATTTGCAAATGGTCCGCTTTTTATAAAACAATCAACATTGTAAATAACGGATCGTTTTAATTTTGGAGTCAACATTGGTAATTGTATCGGAATTTGCCAACCAAAATCATATTTGTTCATACACAACCAAACCAAAACAGCGTATTCAAATCCCGATGCAGGATAGCAAATTTCGTTAGTTTTCCAATGTTTAACAGATTTAAAAGAACGCATTGTCATAATTGCTTTTTTTAATTTGCCAGCGGGATGACCACGCCCCGACATAACACTGCTAGGTGATGTCCACCATTCACCATATTGTTTATCGATAAATTTTGCTTTTTTACGTGTACCACAATAGGTGTCTAAACACATTATGATATTGTCACCATGAACTTTTCGTATACGATCAATGATCGTATCAATAGAAAGCTTTCTAGAAGACACCGTGTTTGCTCTAGCACGCTTAGGATGTCGACCCGTTCCTCCCATTACATGAAGCGGTTTAACCCACCACTCACCATAATCTTTATCAATAAATCGAGCAGGTGTTTCACGATTTACATATGTAGATTCATCAAATGTTGCAACGCCATCCCACAAAAATTTCATATGTTGTGTAATTTTATTTGGCGTTAAACGTATAGAGTCAAACGTTTTTTGTCTTCCTCTTTTTGTGTGTCCATGACCACTTAAAACAATGTTAACTTTCGTTACCCATTCGCCATAATCACAATCAATAAACGTTGCTTTTTTACTTACACTAATATACGTTTTATCTCTAATTTTAACAACATTACCATGTTTCTCAAAAATTTGTTGATGAATTTCATCAAGCGTTAAATATCGATACATGACTATGTGTATCAATTGTATTACACTTACGCATTGATCTAGTCAAACATCTAGAATAATAAAAGGAGGTGGGCGATTTTTAATTGACTCTAAAACTTGCTCGGGCGAAGGTCTCCATCCTTCATTCCATTCAGTTTTTCTTGCATGAGCCCATTGCATAGCACATATATCACAACACTTGAATTCTTGATATGCCATCTCGTCATCACGAGAACGGAACAATATGTCACAGACTGGACAACTTAATGGAACTGAGGTCGCCTCATTCTTTGGTATGATTATCAAAAATCCCTGTGGATGATTTGCTATTAATCTATCTTGATGATATTGTTCCCAGATTAAATTAAGCATAAAGAACCTTTGCATCATTTTCAAATTTTGTTAGTTCTATTACATTATCAGCGATGTCTTTCACGGCATCGACATGACTAATCATCAGTATCAAACGAAAATATCGTTTCAATGAAACTAATAAACGATTACATGCTTCTACACTAGCATCATCAAGAGCACCAAATCCTTCGTCAATAATGAACATATCGGTTTTTGGCAAAGACGATATGTTGATTAGTGCTACCCTAATTGCAATTGATGCAATCATTTTTTCCATACCACTACACAATTCAATTATTCTTTTGCTATCACCATAATTGATATAAATTTCTGTAGCATCATTATCATCATTGATCTCTAATTCTATTGTAAAATCAACTATACCATGTAAAATACTAGCAATTTCAGCGTTAATAATTGGCAATTGAGAAGTTGTAATAACACTAGGAATTCCTTTACGTGAAAACGCTTGAACAACTAATTCAAACGTTTTCATGTGTTGTAACTTTTCATCACGCTGTAATTTTTCTTCTTTGTATTTGTCAATCGTTGTTCGAACTTTGCCTCGCTCTGTTGCAAAATCAAGTTTTTCTGCATCTAATTTTTTGATATCTAACGTAAGATTATCAATCTCTGAACGTAATGAAACAACTTCAGCATTTTGTTCATTTTTTAATGCATTTTCAAGTTCGTTTAAACGAATGATTGCTGAATCAAGATTTGGTTTTGTAGCGTTCAAACTTATTTCAATTTTAACAAGTTCAATGTGTTTTGTTGATATTTCAAGTTGAAAACGATTACACAAATCATTCAATTGCTCTATTTTTTCAATTTGCTCAGCAATACCTTCTTGACGTAAAACATCTAACGATTCATCAGCTTTTTTCAAACTTTCAAGAGCAGTAGACGTTTTTATTCTTTGTTCATCAATTTTTTCTTTGTTAACGTGAGCATCTTTAATGAACTTACAAGTTGGAAATTGATCACCACAAGGTACATCAGACAATATTTTTAATGATTTTTCATGTGAATTAAACGTTGATGTTTCAATTTCATGTACATGACGTAAATGATTGACAAACGTTTCAAGTTCTCTAAATGCAGTTAAGCGAATCTTGAGATCAAGAACATTATTTTCTTTTTGAACAACATCAATTTTTTTAATCTTTGTTGTCAATTTTTCAATTTGATCTTTTATCTCATTAAGTTGTGTTGTCTGACTATTCAATTGTTTATTAAGTTGATCAACACGAAGACGTTGAGCATCAACTTGTAATTTTGTTACTGGTATAAACTCTTTATTGTCTGCCAACTTGATTCGTAAATCATCAAGTTTTTCTTGGTGTTCTTGTAACAAAGTGCTACGATTTTGAATTCCATCATCACATTCTTTTACTTTAAGAACCAATTCACTGTTTAAAACACCCCAGTCACGATCTGGATAATTTTTTATAATTGCTTTCGTGGCATTTAAATCATTTCTTGCCAAGTCATACATCTTATCAAAGATGTCTAAGTCTAGAAATTTAGCCAAGATTTGACGACGCTTTGTAGATCCGTATGAAATAAACAATTTGATCTCATCCTGAGCTGACAACGATGTTAACAAAAAGTCTTCAGGTTCTCCTATTATATTTCTAATAATTTTTTCAGTATCAGTTCTTTGTTCGCCCGCCAAATCGATCGCTTCGCCATTATCAATTCGAAAAACGTTTAACGCAGTGTTAGCATTAATTTGTCCATATTTATTTTCACTTTTAGTTGTCTGACGTTCAATCACATAATCTACACCACTTACACTAATGATTGCACGTGAATAACAATGAGGTTTTCTTATGTTAACAACGTGAATATTTTTTATTGAACCACGATCTGTTCCATTGAATAAAGCATACATAATCGTTCCAACAATAGATGATTTTCCAGAACGATTAGGACCAAAAATTCCAATGATTCCATTCAACTTATCAAAATTGATAACATTATCAGTTCCATACGTAAACGTATTATCAAATTTCAAATGACGTAATGACCATTTTGTATTTCGTACGATTTCTTCAGCGTTAACGCTAGCAACATATTGCTTAACAAAATCATAAACTTTTTGCCACTCATCAGCAGGTATGTTTTTGTCATGATGATACTTGCTAAACAATTTGATTATTACATCAGGATTTCTAAGATCTTCCTTTAATATAGTTGAAATATCAGTTGTTATGATACTACGATCTGCCTTCTGATCATATTTAAACGTTACATCTGAAGCAAGTAATTCACTCAATAATCTTGACGATAAATCTGTTGTATCTTTTTGTGCTAATTGTGATTTACTACGAATACGAAAACGACTTTTTTGTGGAAAGTTCGAACTAGCAAACTTAATCGTTGATTCAACATCACCTGTCCAATCAATTGTGACATAAGGTGTAGGATTTATAAGTTCATAAAATTTAACACCAAAATTATCACGATCATGAATGTCCCACACAAGATATCCATGAGAAAGATCTTCTCCATAGTTTTGTTGAATTGTACTACCAGGATAAGCAATCCATGGTTTTTTGGTTTTGATTTTTATCTTACCCATCACTTATTCTTTCTAATATTTCAGCACCAGGGTATTGATCTAAGTCATTTTCATCTATTACAAATTCACAATCACGAAAGTCTAAGAATTGAAATTTGTGTATGTCACCCAAAAAACAAAAATCATATGCTCGAAAGTCATCAATTTTTAATCCTTCTTCAACTTCCCAACCAGTTTCTGTTGCGGCACCCCAAACAGGACCATGATAACATGCAATATTGATTTTTCCCTCTATTGGTTTAACGTCTTTCCAACCATCTTCATCAAACAAACTAAAAACACACCAAACGTAACCAGGTGAAAATTCATACATTCCACTTTTTTTGTAAAGATGTACTTTTGGATTTTTAAGGGCTTTTACAATTGGTGACACTGCATCTTGTCTAGATGCATTCACTAAATTTCCATCATGATTTCCAAGTGTAAGATGTACGTCGCAAACAGATGTTAATTCTGTCAACCACCATGTCATAAAATCAATGTATTCAGGTGAAAGATTTTGCGTTTTTGTATGAAAGATATCTCCTCCCACAAAAATGTGTTCAATATTTTTCTCCTTACATTGCTTTACAAGATCAGTAAAAACCTGAACATATTCTGCATGGCGAGAAAGACTTCTGATGTGAACATCAGCAAAGTGACATATTCTAATCATTAATAATTTAATACTACGGCTAATTTACAAATTGTTCAATAATCATTACTAATGGATATACTCATACCAACAGCGTGATCAAGGCGTGTTTTAAACGAATCAAACCAATCAAAAGGTCTTGCAAGTAATAATGCTTCATTAAATCGATCTTTTGTAGTGCTACCTGGATCATCGAATGATCGAGTATCAACAATCACAACATCAACATTATATTCTGTAAGCTTTTTAGCTAATTTTGGTGTCTTTGTGTACCACATATCTGCGTCAAGAGCAATTGCTACAGGTGTATTGTTTATTAAAATTGAGTTGAATAATGCAGATTCTTCATTTAAAGTTGAGCCTAATAATGGAACTACATTGTCACCACATTTAAACATATCAAATGCACCTTCACACAACACTAATCTTTCTGACCAATTAATGTTCATTTCATTAAAGATAATATGAAGTTTATTTTCAATATCTGGATTATCATATTTGGGATATTTCTTTTTATCAATTGTTCGGGCAACAAAATAATTCACGTCACCATTTGCGTCAAATGATGGCACAATTGCTCGACGTTTCCAACGTAATTCATCCGATATTCCAATACGGAAATACCAAAAATCTCGCTCTGTTAATCCTCTTTCAGACAAATATTGTTTAACAGACTTCACATCAGGATCTGATTCATCGAGAGTTACCAACAATTTAAAGTCATTAGGTAATTCAACTTTACTTTTTTGTTCTAAAACGTTTTCAATGAATCGTTTATTTGTCTCCGGTATAAAACGATCAATGTATTCACGTAGCTTTTCTCTACTAGCATACTTTGCTAATAATGGTGCAAGTGTTCTCGCGCGCCAGCCACATGTCCAACAATGATTTTGATCATCATCGATTTTGATTGCTAACTTACGTTTACTTGGATCACGAGGTGCACAAATTGGACACCTAATATCAAAGTTCTTTTCATTACGTGCTAGTTTTCCAGAACCAAACACATTTTCAATGAACTTTACTTTATCGCTTAACGTAGAAATAGACACAATATCAAGTTACTTCACAACACCTGAATTGTTCAGAATGATACCTGCTCGAGCTATCACAAATGCATCTACGACATCTTTTGCCCAATCAACAGTATTTACGCTACGTTTCTTTGTAGGCCAAACAATGTGATTTAAGTCACCAGCAGTAACATGATCAAACGTTTGTTGTTTGGCATTTCTACCCCCGGCTTTTGCTTTTGTTGTGACTTTGATTCCTATTGATTTTCTTGCTGATGACACATTTATGTATACGGGATCAATTTTCCAAACTTCTCTAACAAGATAACAAACTATCCCATTAAATCGTTGTAATACGCTAATTGTTTCAGCACTAGAAAATCCCTCAGCGAATCTCTTCATTGGTTCTTCTATGAAGAAACTTTCAACATTTGGTTGTTGAATGTAAAGCTTATCAAGTTGTGACTTGATCTTATCACATTTTTGCCAAAATGTAGTACATCCCTTGAACTCTATTGGTTCATAATGAACTATATTTTTTTTTGGATCAAAATCAATTACGTTATCTAACAACACAAGACCGGTGATACTCGTTGAAACGTCTAAACCTAATACAAGACCGGTTTTTGCCATGAAGTATTATAAGCCCACACGTTGACACGAGTAAAATTATTTCATGAGCCCTAGTTGCTTGAGTTCGATTTCTGTTATAAATTCGTAGACTGCTCCGTGTTCACTGCACCATACTCTACCGGCCTCTGCCTTCTTCACAATCTGTGCCTGCTCGGTTTTCTTTTTTGGTTTAATCTCTACAAGCTTCTTTTCACCATTAACATAATTCACCAAAACGTCTGGAATGTACCATTTCACACGAGCAGTTTTGTAATTGCTAATGTATGGAAGTTTTAAAGTTTCATATTCAAATGACGCTACGTCTGGATTGGAGTCTAGATACTGCATGTACGCAAGTTCCCACCCACTACGATAAGAACATTCACCTCCTTTTATAGAAGGATACGTTCCTGTGTGATAATGACTTTTCTTTTTTGAACGTTTTGGCATTAGATTATGTGTTCTTTTCTTAGGTCGTCACCTGTCAAAATTTTGTATTCTGATATGTTATTTCACAAATGTCACATTTTAAGACCATGATACGAGGAATCATTCCTCTACCGGTTGGATTTGTTCGAACGCCATTCTTAATTTCAAGAAGCACGATCAAGATATCACGCATCAAGAAATTAGCATCGATAATTCACATATCAAATTTCACCTTAAACCGTACAGCGTCACCCGGGCGCTTCATAAACGGTTGTGCTAATTGTGTCTTCATAACAACATTTAAATTGTCATCATGAAAATTGATTCCACTGATGTATACAAATTCTTTTTCTGGATCATTTGCATAATTAGAAGGTGGTACCAATTTAAAGTTTGGATTTGATGATGAATTCAACTGGTTTGACGGCGCTAA